CGGCAGAGGGGCATTGCCCTTGCGCTTACGTTCCTAATGGTGATGGAGTACCGGTGCTTTTAACGACTGTGCTGTCAGGTGATCAATCATAGATCTTTCTCGAAGGCGTGCATCATAGGATAATGCACGCAATCGGTTATAGTCTTGAGCCCATCAAGACTATCTGCGAGACTTTCTTCGCAAAGTCGAAGACTGATGTTATATCGTGCTTCGAAGAAGATTTCAGTTGCGGTGCTAGCGGTGTGCGTGGTCTTACATAAGTTCTTATACTTGAGTTCTTTATCTAAATATACATTCGTTTTTGTTTTCTTTGTGGCCAAATTGCGGGCCATTTTATCACATGCATTATAATATACTCTCAAGACGGGAACATGAGCAAGATCTTTGCGCATTCCTTCAATCATCGATTTGATTTCGGATTCGTTCAACTTGCGAACCCCGAAACCCAACTTGGGCAAACGTCGACCAATTTTAGGTCCCAATACGTAGCCATCTTCAACGGGCCAAAACAACCCAGAACAGTATTCGACATCGTGCCATTGCGTGCTTACTTTACACTTGGTCTTAAAACCCAAGCTGAGGTTGCGACTTACCAAAAATTCCTTCAAATATTTTTGTCGCTCGGCACTCAGTTCACGATTGATGACAACAAGACTGTCGTCACCGTTGACCAACATCCTGTACTCTGTTTTGCGGAAACCAAATTGTTGCAGCAAGGTGTCTAGCTTGCAACCATTGACAAAGGTGTTCGACATCGAAGTGTCGGCTTTGCCACTGGTCATCGTGCCAGGAACCCTGTACTTGAAATACTTTGAGCCACCTTTCTTCACAAACATCTCATCTTCAACAGATGAGGGAAGGTGGTAGCGCTGCATTCCACAGGCATTCTTCAGGAGCAAGGCACATTCCGCAGTGCCATGCCCTTGGTGGGCGTCATAACGGCTTTCATCAAGTTCCACAATTGTAATGGAATCGTTGCCGTCATAGCTAGCGCGCCACTGGCCGATCTGCTCAGCGGTCATCCCACTAGTGTAACAGATCCGATCTTGGTCTCCCCACTGGAGGCCAAGGCGCTTACTAGCTGCCCAAATGAACGGGCCATAGGCTACGTTCAACTCGTCCGAACACCCCTGAATTGCTCGTGGGTCGAAGTCTTCAAAAGCTTCACCCGTCTTTAGGGTGACTTCTCTCTTAATAAACATCTTCATGTTGAGGTCGTTCTTGCTGATGCCGTTTTGACGGACTCGAGCATACGCCTCGCGATTCTTGACCTGCACGGCCGGGGGGTAGTGGTTGTTCCACTCCATGAACAAATCGTCGTAAGGTTTTTCCAGCGGCTCCATTTGCTTGAGCAAAATGGCAGCATTAGAATGCACGGTTTTCCATAGTTCCGTGTCTTCTGCGGGTGTCTTAACTAGAGCTCGATTGATCAGAGCTCTCAATTCGTTATTTTTGGAGGGGTTCGGTACGACTGCCTGGATTGGTGTGAAAACAGGGCAGTTTACTTGTAGTTGGGGTTCGAATTCAACTTTTTCTTCAATGTCGCGATCCTTGATTCTGGCGCCAGCCTTAATAGTTTGTAAAGGCAGAGAGCACTCGACTCCGGGCAGACCGCTAGGCCATGCTTCCCGAGCGTTAAAAGCTTGCAAGATCGCCGGTGTTGCGCGATCGGCTTCATATGCATTCCGGGCCGTCTTCCCAGCTTCTTTGCGAGCTCGATCAACATCAAGATCAATAGCAGAAGCACGGGCACAACAACCTGTGGGCGTAAGAGACAGTGCAGAGGCCAGAGCGCTAAATTTATTGCGCCAGCTTTTGCGACAGAGAGAGTTGAAAGCGTCAATTTCATCTTGTAGACAATAAACGAATGCCAACGCAGATCCGTATGTCAAACAATCGGATTTCATGCTTTCGGGCACATTCATTTTCTTGACTGCAACACGCATCCTATTAACGCACGTAGTCAGCGTGCGCTCATTGCGTTCCATGCCTACCATAGAATTTCCGATTGATACTATGAGATCCTTGGGAACCAACACAGTCCGTTTCTTTGCAAAAAATGAAGCAGTGTAGTTACCAAAACTCATCCAACGGGCAGTCTTGATATGGAGTTTTTCCAACATGGGAGAAAATTCGCTGAGGTCGCCATGCGACATAATGCCAGAGATAGGACCGTAATGATCAGATCGGCAAATACTATCGCACAGAGACATATGAGTCTCTTGCTCCTCAATCAAATTGATGGGGGCAATGGTGAACTCATAGAGGTTCGAACATCCAACGGGGCGGCTCGTCCACGCCATGGCAATACCCCCAGCCTGTAAATAGTTGGTTTCATGCAACCAATTGCAAGCGGAATGGGTATAACCGGTGTGGTTTCCTTTGACCTTCATGTGGATCATAGCATAGTCCCCTTCCAGATAAGTCTGGTAGGTTGACTCTGGTGTGCCATTAACCACGTGAAAGGCACCATACAAGTCCTTGAAAGAGTGAACTACGGCATACAACCGGCCCAATCGGGCACGGTGCACAAGCTGTAGAACAGTCAGGGGCTCGATATAGTACAAGGAATGAACGGCCAAGTAAACATCAGGTGTAAGTTGGCATTTTTCAGCGCGGCTAGTGCAATAGTCGGCGCCGGGTTGATATTTATCAGTCCGGCGGCGGACGGCATCAGCCGCACTGAGTACGGGGTTGCACGAGTGAACGTTAGTCCTCCCAGACTTGAGATGGCGATTCGCATTCCCTCCAACATCGGTAATGCGAACTGCTACTCCGTTCACTCTGCAGATCTCCTCGTACAGCAATTGCTCAGTAATGGCACGCTCCGTCGCGCCAATGGGATGGTCGTGATGGGCGTCATTGCCAAATTCGAATTCCCAAGCGGGAAATCTGGCCTTGAGCTCGGCCAGCACACTTTCGGACACCCCGTGTCCGCGTCTGAAGGTCCTATTCTTCAAACTTCGTGGCTTATACTTCGGTGTTTCGTCGCTGGTGGGTACGGCAGCCTTCTGGGTAAGGACAGCGGTTTCACTCATGTTGACAGTTCGGGGTGGACTCTCAATAACTACTACAATCGAAGAAAAGTT